AACAATTCCAGCGTCAACTCTATGGGATCGGTGTCCGCGTTCGCGAATGCGTCATACATTCCAAACGTGTTTAGGTTTAATGATCCTTGGACGCCCAGCGGGACGGACAGGCCGCTGACATCCACAACCAATGCCGCCTGTGCGCCGTTTGCGTTGTTCGTAAAATCCCAAGAAAAGTTTCCGCTCCTTACAACCGTCCATCCGGTAGTTGCGTTGCTGGCGGTTGTTCCCGTTGCGTTGTAGGGAATCGGCGTACTGATTCCGCCGGTGACAAACCAAGTTCCGTCGTAAGGCGACGGTGAAAAAGTGACACGCTGAATCGAAGGGTTCCCTGCATCGCCGACTTGGAGTTGCGTGATGACTGCCGCCGCAACAGGGAGTCCCGTCCAAACGTCATTCATCGCGTAAGGTTTTTGGACAACGCGCATGACTTGCACTTCCTTTGTTGCCGCGCCGCCAGTCTCAACCCGTGAAATGGTTACGGAGCTTTCCGGTTCCAATGAGTTTGCCGCCGTCGCAATCAATGAGCGCACGCCAACCGCTTGAAATTGGATGATGTAGTTTTGCCCGTTTTGCGTGACAACAACCGTATCGGGAATTGCGGCTATCGTTGGATTTGCGTTCAATGCCGCCTGCAAGGTTGCCGCGCTTACGTTGTATGCCAACGCACCTAACCCTGTACCGTCCGCCGCATAGGTTAGCGGGAATGTTCCGGTTAACGGCGGTTGATCGGATAGACCTATTGCCAGCGCCAAGTATGCCCCGGTTAGGTCTATGTCATCCCAAATCCTTGTGGCGGCGGCGGAAGGCTGGACAAGCCTTATGCTACGGTTAAGCCCTTCTTGTCTTATAAATTCCGAGAACCGGGTTGTTTGCTGGCTTGCAAAATCGGTTAGCAGCCCGTCCCGCAACGGTGCGGTTATGTCAAAAATCAGTTGGCCGGTCAGCATTTCAGGGAAATACTATCGCCGCAAACGGTTTTGTAAAGCCTGAAAAACTTATGCCGCCGGTTGCGTTGACGCAACCCCCTGCTTTGTCGGCGTTGTGTTTTTTGATGCCGGGGCCGGTGGAATCGGTTGTGTTGAAAACGTCGATTTTGTCACAGGTTCGGCATCCGGCTTTGCACCGCCCGTGGCGATAACCGCCGCCGTTGAATCCGCCGCGCCTGTGATGCGAAATCGCGTGGTGATAGTTTTAATTTCTTCAACAATGAAATCAGCCATGAAGAAATGTTGGTTTGGGTTTTGCGTTAGGTCAAGGCGGATTTTGCGGCGGATAGTTTGCGGGCGAATCGCAGCAACCGGAAACCCTCTCAATGCCGGGCGGATGCGTGCGGTCATATTCCTTTTCCAACCGCTCTCTTTCTTCCGGTGTGACAACCGGGATTTTTGTTTCGCTTTCCAGCACGCCGTTTTTGAAAAACTTTCTGATGTGGACTGCCATTTTAATTGATTGTGATTGTTCCGCTTGCCGTAAAACTGGTGAAACAGCACTGGCTTGCCGGGCTTGGCGGCGGGCATGTTTGCGGATTTGAAACTGTCACATTCATGGTAATTGGGTTTGTGTATTCTTCCAATGTTTCGGGTGTTACGTCAAACGGATCGGTGTATTGAACTAGCATTTGCGAATAGTCAATTCCGCTTCCTCCGTTGGTGATGTCCGCGCAGATGTCCGGGATTAGTGAGTTGAAATCCGCCCTCAATATGACTCCATTATATCCGCCTACTCCGCCTCCACTTCCCGTGAAAATTAGTCCCGGATTTGCCGTGTTATTTTTTGTGCAAGTTGCATCAACAACCCCGCAAATTGCTTGATCGGTTGCAGCAATGCTGTTACTGGAATCAAACGGAACGCTGCCTGTTGCTGTAAACTTTGGAATTGGCGACGGCGCAAAAATCGGCAGCGAACCATCAAGTAATGCATTGCTTGCGAATTGAAGCTGTCCGCCGCAACACTGGCGCACAATCGAAAATTCGTTGTCCGCATAATTTGACGGATCGCCGTTATACGGAACGCGGTTGTATGTCACGGTTGCGCTTGCCGAAAGGTTCCATTCATTAACCACGCTCTCGCCGTCGCCGCCAAAGCACGGGCAAAATTGGCTAACCACGATGTCCAAATTTAGGGTAACAGTAATGTCGCTTAATGGACACTGATCCCCGGCATCAAACAGATTGCAGTAACTGCCAAACTGCGTGCCTTCGTAGTACACAGCATCTACGCAGTTGTTTAAGTTCGGTGTTACGTCTTGAAGCGTCATTGCTCAACTCACGCTTTGCAACCAAACATTGTCGCCGTAAACCGTTCCGGTTCCGCAACGCTGATGCCATTTGCTTCCGCCGCCGCCGCCGCTTGGAAGGGTAACGGTTCCGTTTGTGCTAACCGCGACTTGCGCGAGCGCGATGCAAATGCTTGTGTCGTCAGCCGCAGGAATGCTCGATCCAGCGAGCACGGCAATGGAATCGTCACTCCAACTGTTGTCCTCGCTGCCGTAGTGCATGGTTATGCTTATGTAAACATAGTCCCCGTTACTTACCGTAACTTGCGTGCCGATTTTGGAAGGCGAAACAATGTTTACCGCCAAGCCGTTTACGAATCCCGCCGCCACGGTTGCGGTATAGTTTCCGCCGCCGATTACCTCCAATTGCTTTATTGGATTTGCCGTGGCCGCAAGCGCAATTGCCGTAAGCATCTTCCCGTGCGCGCTGCTTGTCTCCCGAATTGTCACGTTGTCCGCAAACCGCCGTTCGCTTATGAAAAAGCGCATCCATGCGTTTAGTTTTTCACGCAGTTTCGTTGAACCGCCTTTGAAAAAATCCGGTATCTTAAACATTAAAACGCGGATCCAAGTCCGCCCGCGTTTAACGGATCGTTAAGTTGGATTGAAAAGCTGCCCGGCGGCGGGTTGCCGTCGATTGGCTGCTGTCCGGGAACGATTATCACGGATGCCGTGCATTCATTCTGCCACCAACTTCCGACAAGTTCGGATTTGTAGCCGCTGATTTGCACCTGATATTGATAAACGGGATAACTTCCATCGTTGTATGCCGGGACGATGTTGAATGGAACCATTGAAAATCCAGCCGGGTAAAGGACGCTTGCAATCGGTTGCGGGTATGCTTGCGACGTGATCCATCGCCATGTTGTTTCCGGGGAGAAATACGATGCTTGAATCGTGTCATAACCGTCCCCGGCATCGTTGACGTGCGTTGTTGGAAGGGATGCGCTTTGAAGGCTTATGCCTGCCGTTGGGATCGGATCGGGCGGCTTTCCGGTTTTCAGCCCTTTGAAAATCAGCGTCAAGTCCGTCATCACTTTCCCGCCGGAAACTTTGTATCCCGCAAATGTCAGCCCCGGAAATTCCTTGTCAGGCATGTTTACCGGGTAGCCAGCAATGATTGCCTCCCAATCTTTTTTATAGGCTTTGTACGGACGTTCCAAAACGTCGAATCCAAACAAGTCCCGCGTCAAGTCCGCGCTTGACGTTTGCGGAATGAGAACATTGCGGATGTTCCCGCCAATCAAGATTGATCCATCTGCAACGCTCATTTATTTTTTATTCCACTCCCTCTTTTTCGGCAATCGTTTTCAGATAGTTGTTCGCTTCCGATAATGCCTTGTTGCTATCTTCCAAAACCCTTTGAATTGCAGCGGTGTGCGTTGTTGCGCTGTTTTCGCGCTTTAGTTTTTCGGTATCATTGCGATTCATTCTGTAAATGTCGGCGGTTGTGGAATTGGTTGATCCAATAATTGCCGCCGCGCCGGGAACTGCCGCCCAACCCCCGCTTCGATCGTACATTCGATTCTCGCGCTCGCGCTGCCGCGCAACGATCCTGTCTATGCGAAGCTGCCGGTTGACCTGTGTTTGCGTCCGCGCGTGATGAAAATGTTCCTCCCAAAGTTTTTTTGCGTTCAACTGTTCCTGCAATGCTATCTGCTGTGCCAAGTCCGTGTTTCCAACGTGCATGGCATCGCGGATTCTTTCCTGTGCGTCCGCGTGCATTTTTGCCAGTTCCGCAAGGTATCCGTATCCCGCCATTTGCAGTTTTAACGCGCTGTTTTCGGTTTGAATCTCCCGGATTTCCTTTTCGCGCGCCATTGCGATTTTTTGCGCAGTCTCCCATCGCTGGCTTTCAACCATGCTAATTTGATCCAAGATTTGCCTTTCTTCGGCGGCAAGTTGCTTGTTGGTTTGATCCAAGTTTCGTTTTTCGCGGATTTTTTCCAACTGGTTTTCCAGAATCCTTTCCTGTGCGTCCAATTCGATCCGGGTTTGCGCTTCCGGGTTTGCGTATGCCCCGGCCCGCGCCGCCGCCGCGTCCGCCCTCATTGCGGATTGATCCACTCCCCCGGCGGTGTCTATGTCCCTTCCGAGCCGTGCGCGGGTGAAATCACGGGAAGCCTTTTCCTTTTCGGCTGTATTCTTGGCAAGCTCGTTTATTTTTTCCGCCGACATTCCCGCCCTTCTCGCTTCCATTTCGATTTGCCGGGCAAGGTTTAGCTGCAAGCGCAAGGATTGTTCCTGTTCGTCGTCGGCGCTTCCGCGAAGCCGGGCTATTGATATTGCGACGGCTACGTTTTGCCGCTGTATCTTCGCGTCATATTCCGCCGCTTCCTTTTGCGCGTCGAATTTGCGGTTGATAATCGGATCGCTGTTTTCGTGTCCTAATACTTTCCCCATTTCCGCAAGTTCGCGCATTCTGTCCAATTTGATTTGCAGAAGCTTTGCGCCCAATGAATCGCCCTCATTTACTTTTTGCTGTACCGAAAGTTCATCCCTTAAAGCGCCGACAAATTTTCCCTTGTCTTTCGCTTCCATCTTTCCGTACAAGGCGGCTTGCTGCCGAAGCGTGCTCTCTGCTTGGAATGAGGCGTTATAGTCGCCCGTTTGCACGGCCATTCCGAAACGCGCCATTCCTTTTTTGAAAAGACTCAATGGATCATTCCACCCGTTGCCGTCCATTTCATCCAACTGTTTTTTGATCGCGTCCATCGCCGCGTGCCGCTGTTCAATCTGTGATCCGATTCCGCTGCCGCCGGTTGCGCTTGTGCTAAACGCGGAGGCTGTCGAAAGCTTCACGTAACTGTCATAAAGCTTGTCATTTTCATCGGTCAACTGCTTGGCAATCTCCCGCATTTTTTGAAATCCGGCGTATGCCACGGCAACGCTGATCGCCGCCGCTCCGCCAACTTTGAAGGTTTCCGAAAGCCGGAACATGGAAGCCGCCAGAACGTCCCCGCCATTTTTGGCTTCGATGAAGTCTTTTGTCAGTTCCGACAATGCCCGCTTTACCTTCCTCTCCCCTTCAACCATGTTTTCAAACCCGGCGGAAACCTTCCGGTGCGCGCCTTCCATGCTCGAAGAATCGCCTTCAAATATCAGCTTTAATCTTTCCTCTTTGGTTGCCATTTTATTTCAAAGTTGCGTTGACGAAACTTTTACGCGCCGGAAGGGTTGAAGATTGTTGCGTTTTCGCGAAGTTTTCTTTGGATGTATTCCCAAATGTCGGCGGTTTCCCGGTCGAATGCCGCGCCGCTGATGTTGTGCCTTTCTTCCAAGGTTGCGATTCCGTTGGTTGTGTTGATGTATGCCACGGAAGGGTTGCTTCCCTGATATTGGATTTCCACGCTCCCGGTTGCCCCTTTGACTTCGCGAACATGCTCCAATGCCGCCCCTAGCGCCCGCGCCGCCGGGAGCCAGCCCGCCGCAACGTATTGGCGGTGTGCATAGCGTATCTTGGCAACAATGGCGTGCATGGCCTGCAACGCTTCGTTTCCCTTAAGTTTTCCAATCGCCCTTTTTTGCGCCACGGAAAGCTTTCTTTTTACTTTCCATCCAAGTCCCGAAAGCGCCGTTTCGATCACTCCCATGCTTTCCACCTTCGGCGTTTCCATGTAAATGCTGATTGCCAAGGATCGTGACTTTCTCACGAAGAGTTCCGTAAAATCCCGTTTGTTGTATTCCGTGTAAATCTTGAACGCTTCCGAAAACCTTTGAATCGGACTGTTGATGGAAAATGAATCTTTCATTTTTTGACGTTGTAAGCAGCGGTCAAATCCTGCCATTTCCTTTCCCTCAAATCAACCTCGCATTTCAGGGAACAATTAACGCCTTCGATGTATAGCGCGGCGAAATGGTACTGGTTCAATTCCCATACGGGAATTTCCCAAGCGATTTCCAGCCTGCTCCATCCACCTGATGCCCTTGCCAGCGCTAAAACGGTGAACGGGATTTCAGCGGGCCTTATTTTCCCGGATCGCTTCCGGCTGCAACGCCAGCCAGTTCCGTTGGCTTCACTTTCTCATTGAATCCCGCCACGATTTCAAAAGCCGCCGTTTCATCCTCTTTGCTCAGAGTTTCCGCCCAAATCATCACGTCAACCCGGTAGCCTTCACGATCCGCAATTTTTTGCATGAATTCACGCACCGTTTCCCGCAAGGCGGCATCGTGGTTTTTCAGCCTTTCCAGATTCAGGCCATAAATCTGCCGCAAGTCCATGAGTATCTTGACCAATGACAATGCGAAAAATGTCCCGGAATCGTTGTCTTGGCTGATTTGAAACGCAAGCAGCCGTGGCATTGTTGAGTATGCCCAAAGTTGAACGCCTTTGAATGTCGGCATTGCTTCCGTAAACTGCCGCTCCATTGCCGTGTTGAATTCGGTTTCCGATGTTGGGGTTTCGTTTTCGCTCATGGATTTGTTGATTTGTTTGAACTTTAGTTTTCGTAAAAGTAGTGCTCGAAAGTTTTCCTGACATCATCCGGGCAGTTGACGGGCATCAAAAGCACGCGCTCTTTTCCGTTTGCAACGCGCCTCATGCTCACGCATGGGATGTTTCTGGAATCGCGAATCAGTCCAATCATCCGCTCATAATTCTCTGCACAAGTTTTCATCCATTGCACGGGAAGGGAACTTTCTCCCGAGTTGAAGTCTTTTTCCAAGGCTTCCGTTTCGGGATCAAAGAAAAACTTCTTCAGTTGGTAGCTGTAAAGCGGGTGCTTGTGCGCGAAGATCGTTGCGGCAACCCGCAAGTTCGTTGTCGAATGATATTCCCTGCCCGGTTCCAATTTATGCCCGAATCCGCCAGCCATGCCGGTTTTTACCAACCATTCCCTTGCTTCCAGATATGCCACGCAATAGTTGAACGGATGTTCCGGGTAGTTTTTGGGATTCGCCTTCCATGAATTCGGATCGCTGTAAGCAATGGCGTACCGGCTCATCGGTTCCGTTTCCCCGTTGTCCGTTCGGCTGAATTCCGGTTCCATCCAAATCGTTGTCTTTGCCTTTCTTGTCTCGCCGTCTATTTCAGTCAGGCACGGCTGTATTTTTTTGACGGCAAATCCCATTGTTGCCGCCGCCGCCGCAAGTTTTGTGTTCGTTACTGGAAACCGCGCATCGGTGTCCAAGACTTCGTTTTCTGGCATGATGTTTTGATAAGCTCCCGGTTTTCAAGCCGGGCTATGGTTGATGTTTTGTGTCTGCGATTCTATGCGATTCCGGGTTTTTGCATCGCGGTAACGGATATTTCACGGAATCCTTTTTCCGTATGGCTGATGGAAACCGTTTCCGTGTAAATTCCGCCCGCCGTAACGCCGTTGCCGGTCGTAAGGTTCGCGAACGCAATCGAAACGCCCGGCGATGCCGCCGCCACGCCGCCGCCGCCGGATACGCGGCCCTTGCAGGTATAGGTTGCCTGTGGATTGTAGGAAACGAAACCGATGTCAACGCCTTGGCTGGCGTCGAAAACATCCTCCCGCGTGCGGGAAGTCTGCCGCTCAAAGTTTTGAACCAAAATGCCGCTTTCCGCTTGCATTAGGAAAATCAGACCGGCCAGATTGACAAGGATTGGATTCATTTTTATTCAGCGTTTGCAGGTTCGGGTTTTTTGCTTTGTTCGCGCTGTTCCGCAAGCCATTGCGCCATGTCTTTGTTGAACTGCGCTTCAATCTTCGGATGCTCGCTTGGTTTTGGAAGGAATCCGCTTCCCTCGCAGTCTTTGCAGAGAACCGGCTGTATGTTTCCGGCGAATACTCCCGGATCGCGCATTTTTTGAAAGCGGTTCCAAGGCTTTTGATCGCGCGAGTCGATTTTGCCGCATCCGTCGCATTGCGGACATTTGGAAAGCTGTTTTGGCTTCGGCTTGTCCATTTTTACAATGAACCGGCGGCAATGGCGACATTAACCGCCCCGGTGTGCGCTTTGGCGTACACGGTCGCCGTTTCGAGAAATACAAGACACGCTTGGCCGGGTTGGAGTTTGGAAATCACGTCGGCTTGCGCGTTGTCCAGTGAAATCTCAACATAGTTCACGGTGTCCAGATTTTTGACAAAGAGAATGCACGGTGCGGTTACGCCTGTCAGCACAAGCTGCTGGTTTTCCGTGCCGATGGATTGCTCGTTTCCAAGCATCGGCCCGTTAAGATTTAGTTGCAGCCCTTGAAGTTGTCCAGTTACCTGCAATCCGTTTTGCGAAATTGTAAGGCTTGCGTTTATTTGAATTTCGTTAGCCATGTTGGTTTGGGTTGAAAGAGTTAAATACGTTCCCGCCCGGTTGTAAAGATATTTTTACGTTCTAAGCCCCGAAAAGGTTTTGCGGGTAGCCGATTAGCTTGAATCGGAAGGTTCGTTTTCGCAAGTCGCCCTGAATCGTCGGTTCCATCGCAATATCTTCCGCCGGGCCAAGGATCTTAATTGTCGCGTCCGTAAGCCTTCCCCAAAGGTTTGAATCTTGGATCAAGTCCAGTATCGCCTTGTCCGCCTGCCGCCGGGTGTGCCGCCGTGGTTTGCCTTCCCTTGTGATTTCCACTTGGACGCGATAAACCGGCTGTCCATATACGGGCGATTCCGAAATTGAGGCTTTCACCCAAAGTATCGGCTGTTTGAAATCCGAATCGTCATCCCATTGTGCAAGGTTGCACGCGCGGGCGGCGGGATAGCAGCGCAGTTCGCGCACAATGGCGGCTTCCACGTTGCTTGGGTATGGATCGCCTTGGCTCATTGTTTTTTTCTACTGCTCCGGTGTTCCAAGCTGTATTGACAACCCCGGATCGTTCGGATCGCTCAGGTTTGGAACTTTCTTTACTTCCAATTCCAGAAACTTCCCGTTTCGTTGCTGAATTTCGATGATGTCCCGCTCCCTTGGAAGCCTTTTTCCGAAGTCTGCGCGCAAGGCGTTGATCGTTGCTGTGACGTTTTCCAGCAACCCGCCGTTAAGCAGCATGTTCATTTCGTCGGAAGGATTGTAAGATACGGTGATTAGTTTTGTCCTGTACCGGATCGTTGCGGGCATGTCCAGAATACATGCTTTCAAATCCCTTCCTAGCGCATCTAGGTTGATTGGCATTTTGTTTTATGCTTCACAAAAAAACAACCCCGGCGTGTTTGAATCCGCCGGGGTTGCCCCCTCGCACTTTTTCCCCTCCGGTTTCTCACGCCGGAAGATTATTTTTGATCCAAAAGAAATCGCGCCGAAATTGTTGTTGTGCCGGAAAGCGCGAGCGCGGAAGTTGCGGTTGTAACCAAGATCGCGCCAAGGTTTGTGCTGGTTCCGGCGGCAACAAGCCCGTAGGATGAAAATGTTTGCGTTGCAATCGCAACCAGTGTTCCGCTTGTCTGAATGTAGCTTGTTGCCGGAATTGTTCCTGTCCAAAGGACATGCGGAATGTCCAGCGAATTGATGTTCACCGAAGTGTGATCGGTGTACGTCCCGGAAAGGGTAGTCGTATCGAAAATGACAATTTGAATCGGAATCTTTTGAACCGGGTTGTTGCTGTCAATGAGCGTGACGCCCTGAATTGTTGCGCTTCCGCCCTGCGAGCGTACCGCATTGGTCAATGTCAGCAACCCGCCAATAACCTGATTGCTGCCATACGTCGATGAAGTGACAAGGAAGCTTGGGGAGATGCTTGCGGGATGCGTGAACGAAATCGGTTTCAGCGTGTCGGTCGCCACGCTTGTTCCGCCCGCTTCATACACTTCGGCGCATGTCGGGATTGGAACTTCGACGATCGCAAGGATCGCAAGGATCGCAAGGATCGGCTGAATGTTGAAGATTGATTTGAGTTTTTTCATGGTTTGTTTTTGAAAGTTGCTGTGAATGGATTTCGGGAAGCGGTTATTCCTTTTCAAATTCCTGCCGGAATTCCGCTTCGGTTCCCTGCCAAGTGTGGCCTGGGTGAATGATTGGTTGCGGCGCGTCTTTGGGACTGTTGCCGTTGGGTTTCGGCCCTAGGACCGGCTCGCTTACTGCCGTGTGCGTGCGGCCCTTCGGTTCGTCTTTGTCGATTTTCAGGGTGAACACTTTTCCCTTGGACGGTGCGCCATCTTTGATATGGACGTATTTCTTGCCAGCTTGCGGCTTTGAAGCTTCCTTGGCGGCGGCTTCCTTGGCGGCGGCTTCCTTGGCTTTGTCGTCTTTTTCTTTATCGTTTTCGTTTTCGTTGGGCATGGGATTTTTTCCTTTTGAATTTTTACGGCGTTTCAACTTCGTTTTTTGAAGCTTAAACGTACTGCGTTGCAATCAAATCGCCAGCGCGCGGGTTGCCGGTGTATGGTAGCGACGACATTTTGACGCGTACGATCATGGAGTCGATGGAAAGATCGGGATACGATTCAACGTAATTCCCGCCAACGAATTCTTTGGCGTCAAGTCCGATTGAAGGCTTTCCGCCGGGAGCGTAACCCTCCCAATAGATGTTCGCACCGACGCCGCCAAGGGTTGGCACGGCAACGCCGCCGGTTGTCGCCGGTTTGGATTTCTTGCCGGATTTTCCAACCCAAATGTAAGCGGTGCTCCAAATCGGGACAAGGTTGGGAGTCGCGCTCTCCGCCGCGATGTTGTAGTACGAATCTCCCACCAACACTTTCTTGATGCCGTAAGATGCCAGCGCCTTGCTGAAATTGTCCAAGGTGACATCCGCGTTTGCCTGCAAGAAACCGCGCACAAATTGCAGGGTGTTCAAGCAGGTGGAAACCCGCTCCCACACCAATCCGCTCATGGCAACGGTATCGGGAATTTCACCCTTCGCTTTGACGCGCCGGATGCTGGCGATGATGTCTTGCACGGGATTCATTCCGAGCGGGCCGGAAATGTCGCGTGCCGCCGCCGTGTAAGCCACGTTGGAGTTGGTTGCCGCGCCGAATGTCGCCGTAGAGAACGTCGCCAGTTCAATCAGGTATTCCTTTGTCAGCGCCGAAGTTTCGTTGCCGAAACGGGACGCCCAAAAGGATTCTTGGTCTAAGTATTCGTCGTAATCCAACGAAACTTCGTTGGGGACAACGATTTCCTGCCCGCGAAGCGTGACAGTCATCGTGTCGTCATCAAATTTCGCCACAACACGCTCAAATTTCGTTCCGGGCGCATGGATGAACTTCGCATCCGCAATCAGCCGCAACCCCTGTGTGTTTGCCAGCGAAGCTTTGATAATATGCGCGGTGCGCCGGTTGATCGGGAAATCGGGATAAATTTCCTGCCCGATAAGTCCGTCAACCATTCCCTCCCCCTCTACAATGGCGAGCGAAAGTTCTTGGCGCGGGCGGGCGGCTGACACGGTGAATACTGGCATGGGTTTTTCCTTATTTTATGGTTGAATTTTTGTTGGAAGCTTTGTTTTTACGCCGGGTTAAACAGTTCGATGTCCACGATCCCGCCGATCGCCGCCGCTTGTGCGAATTTTCCGACAAGGATGTTCCCGCCCGCGCTGACATTGGTGAATTTTCCGTTGTCGTCGCCATAAGCGGGATCGTCCTGATTGACCGCAACGCTGACAAGCCCGTTGACTTTGCCGCCGCCCTGCATGGAATAGCCTTCCCCGGCTTCACCGATTGCGATGTCTTGGTTGACGACAAACTGCCCGCGTGTCGTATGATCCGCTACGGCGGCAACGCCAAGCAGGATGTTGACGCGGCTTCCGCGCACAAGCGCAACCGCTCCGCAAATGATTGTTCTCGGCTGTACGCCGACGTATGAAGCTTGGACGGACATCGTTTTTTATTCCGGTTAGGTTTTGGTTTTGTGGATTTGCAGCCTTACGCGGCTTCCGGCTGTTTCGCCGGTTTCGCCATGAAAGCGTTGTAGAGTTTCGGGAAAGCTTTTGCCGCAAGCCGGATCGCTTCCGGTTCGGTGACTTCGCCGGTTTTGAAGTGGTTCACTTTTGCCATGAACGCATCGCCGCCCTTGTCGCCGTCCGCCGGGACGCTTGCGCCAACGGGACGCCCGCCGTTCGCGCGGAAAAACTTCATCAACCCGGCGTTCGTAACCGGCGCGTTCATCTTCTGCCGGTATGCCGTGACTTTCTTCGCCTTGTCGTCGTCGCTGTCCGTGTCGGCGCAACCGGCTTCCTTCATTTCGTCGGCTGTCGGCGGAGTTTCTTTTTTCGCGCCTTCCTGAAAGGCTTGGAAATCTTTTTGCGTTTTGTCCACTTTTTCCGAAAGCGGTTTGATTGCTTCGGAAAGCATGGATGCGAATTCGCGTTTATCTTCGGCGGATAGTGCCATATTGGTTTCTTCGGTTGGTTTTTCTTTTTCTTGGAACAGCCCTTCGCTGTTGGCGGCGGGCATGTCCACAAATGTTGCTGCGTTCAATTCTTCGCATCGCGCAAAGTTGATTCCGTCTTTGGTTTCGGGATCGCCCTTGAATTCGATGCTGATTCCGAAGTTATCGGGACGATCCTCGCAAATGTCAAACAGATAATCCTTGTACGGATAACTTTTGTAAACTTGCACGTCGCAAAGAACTTTGCCGCCTGAAATACGGTAAGTGTTCTGAATCGGTTTCCCGCAAATCGAAGCTGGCCCGTGATCGTTCGTGTCAGGATTCCATTTGATCGGGATTCCGTTTTTGAACGCCTTCCCCTTTTCCAAGACCTGCTTGAGCGTTTCGTCGTCGCAAAGAATCTTGTGGCCTTTCGCCGCGCCGAAAGCAATCAGCGAAACGCCTTTGATGATTCCCGTTTCCCGGTCAACGCGGTTTTCCATCGCGTTACTGCCAAGGCTTTGTTTGGATCGGAATAGCATTTCGTTTTTGACTTGTGCGATTGTTACTTTGTCGCGGTAATTAACGCAAGACTTTTTCTCATCTTTTTTTGAAATAAAATCTGCGTTTTATTTCGCGCTTGGCACGGGTTTTGAAAATTCCTTCGGGTCGAATCCCAATATCGAAACCACGTCATCCGGCGTGTCCGCAAGAATTTCGTCATCGGGATCGTCGTCATTTGTTTCCGCCTCGCGCCAATTTTCGCAGTCTTTTCCAACCGCGCCGAAATGCGTATCCGTTTTTTGCTGTAAAATTTTGGGCATGTTATGCGGCGAGTTTGTTTTTCCAATCCTCGAAGACGTGAGGCGAGATATAAGATTGCAGCGCAATCGCTGGTGTGTTTCCGAGTTTTTTTGCAACGGCGCTCGCGACGGTCTTGACGTATTTTTTGTATTCCTTTTCGCTTTTCGGAGCGGGCATTTTTTCAATCTCATCCAACGCGGTCGTTGTTCCCTTGAGTGTTCGGAAATCTTTTGTCTTGAATCCTCCGCCGTCCAAAGTGTGCGTGTAATCGCCAAGGCTCGCCTGATCCGTTTTGAAAATCTTCCCGGCGTCTCCAGCCGCTTTTTTTCTTTCCAGCAAATCGGCTGCAATTTTTTTGTCCTCAACCGGAATGGAAAGATCGACGCCTTTTTTGCCGGTGAATTTCAAAACCACATTTCCATTTTCATCCTGCGTCACATGGCGTCCCTCCAATGTTGTCGCGCCGTATGCTTTTTTCTCCGCGCCGGTTTCTGCGTCGCTGCCCGGCCTGATTCCGGTGGAATGAATCAGCCGTGATGCCGCCGCGTTTTCGCGAATGCTCGGATCGGAATGTGAAAGATTATCTTCGTTCTGCTTAAAAATTTTGTCCTTCTTTTCGCTCAGCTCCCGGATGCGCGCGAACTTTGCAGCAGCCTGTTTCATTGTGTGATTTTCGGAATAGACGGATTGCGTGCGCCCCTTCGCATCTTTCCCCTGTATCATCAAATTCGCGTTCGGATCGTGCGAGATTTTTACATCCGTCCACGCGGGCGGAATTTTCATCTTGGACAAATGTTCCGGCAATTCCTTTCCTTCGTGCGTGAGGAATTTTGACGATGTTACTTTCTCGCCTTTTTTGTTCACGCTCTCAGTGAAAACTTTTTGCGTCGGTTGCAAGTGCGACGCTGCGCCAGATATTCCGCCTCCTTCCGTCCAACGCCCGTGATCGTCGCGGGATTCATCGTCAACCCCGCTCAGTTCAAATACAGTTTTGCCGTTTTTTTTCACAACCCTTCCGCGAAGCGTGATCGTTCCGCCGTCGCGCCCTTTCATTTTGAATTCGGTTTCTTCGCCGCCTTCATCTTCATCCAACTCCGCGCCGTCGCTTGTTGCGCCTTTCTTGTCCGCGTCCGCCAGCGGGTTTTGTTGCGTTTGATCCGCACGGGATTTTTCAGTGAGCGGGGAAAGTTTGGTTTCTCCGCCGCCCTGTTTTAGAAATCCAAACACTTCCCGCCAATCGTCAATCCCTTCCTCTTTCGCAATCCGCTTCGCTTCCTGAATTCGGTTTTGCGTTTCGTGCGAAAGTTCCTTCGTAATTTCCCCTATATCATCGGAATTTTCGATTGCAACCCGCGTGCCGCTGTTTATACCGGCATTCACTTCGTTAATGTTCGCGGCGCTCTCCCTGCCCGCGTCCACTGTCGGCCACGGTGGAAAGATAAACGTACCATTGCGCCAATTCGGATGATAGGGAATTTCTCCGTTTGCAATGCCATTGCCAAGCGTGAGCATCGCAATGGGATCAAGCATGTTTTCCAAAAGGTTTAATTCCCAAGTGATGATTGCGCGCTTGTCTTGCGATGAACAGTAGCGCATCGCCGTGCCGTTCAGCCCGGTTGCGTCGTACACGAAAGAGAAAGTGAATCCCGTTCCAACGCAAAAATCTTTGATGGAATCGTGATACATTGAAATCACGTTTGGGCTTGGCCGTTCGTTTGGGAACAGGTGAACATCTTCCCCGTCCCCGATTGCCTGCACGGTGTTGGGGCGAACGGTGAAGCTGCGAAGCTTGTTGCCGGATGCGTCCACTTCCGGCTGGTTTTCGTCAAACGGCAATCCTTCCGGCAGCGTGCCGCTTTTGGTCTTGTAAACGCCGCTCTGCGAAGATGCCCAAAGCATTGCCTGCAATTCGTACTGCCGCATTTGATCCAAAAACGTGATGTTGTCGATTGCGGATTTGAACAGCGTCACTCCGCGATAATCGTCATAGCTGATTGGATTGTGCGCGAAAAGAAACCTTGGCAGTCCCGTTTTTTCAAACGCCGGTACTTGCATTTCAAAACGGTAGAACGCGGAATTCCGATCCTGCGAGTAGATGTCGTATGCTTGCGGCGTCCCGGTTCCGTCGATATGGATTCCCCGGATGTATCGGTTTGAAATGTTGTAATTGTAGGGATCACCGATTCGGTTGGCTTCGATGCCTTGGAAGTAAATTTCCGAATCCTCGCGCACGGTGTTCTGTCCAACATCGCCCTTTAGCGCAATGCTTCGCACGGAAAGCTGCGCCTTTTGCCGCAAGGTAAACCGCTTCGAGTAGTCGATTGCCTTTCCGAATTTCACCTTCAAATAACTTTCGTATGCCTCATTAACCGCCTTGTCGCCGGTTCGCGCTTGGTATCGCAACGTCCCGGCGGTGTAATCCGCAAGCCTTTTCAGCATCCCTTCCCCAAGCCCGGAATTGTCAATCATGTCGATTGCGTTCCACATGAGTTGCATTTTCTCCCGGCTTCCCCGGATCGTTTCGCCGGAACTGCTTGGATGCGCGTTCTGCCGCACGTTGTTGGATTGCGCGGCAAGGTAGCGGAAGTAATTCATCCGCTCCCGCGATTGCATACGGTGTTCTGCGCGCATCGGTGCGAACAGTCCGATAACCTTGTCAATCCGAGCTTCCGCCTTGGTGGGAACGTATGGCTTGTATTTTTCCTTCATTGCCCGTTACCGGCAAAATCTTGGCTGGGCATTGGAAACAAGCTTTCCGTTTATGTATCGCAACGCAATGCTCAACTCGGAAAGTATGTTACGGACTTCGGGCAGGTTCGCGCGGGTGAAGGATCGCCCAAGCGTGTAGCTTTGCCCGGCTGTTGCAATGTCATTCAAACATTGCAGCCAAGTTGTTTGAAGTTGTTGAATCTGCACGGCGTCCAAGCCTATAAAGGGATTGTCTGACAAAGCCATTCGCGACTTATAGACTCTTTTTATGCCACTGGCAAGGCTGTTGTTTCAGCCCCATTGTTCGGCCATTGCGTTTGCGATTCCTGGGAAAGTCCTGGATCGCGCGCATTGTCTTTCTTTTGCTGACATTCCTTTTATTGCTTCAGTAAAATATATCTTTTTTCCCATTCCGTTTTTGCTGGATAGCAAATAATACGGCTCCGGCTTTATAAGTTCACACTCTCCAAACAAAGTCATTCCCAGTTTTGTTTGCAATTTTGGCAACCCCCTAAGCCACAGGCAAGTCGTTTTCATTTCATTGTCACCAAACCAGTACGGCTGAATTGTTTGGGTTGGTTTTTTAAAAATCGTCATAGGGTATCCTCTTGGATTTTCGATGCACACTTTTTTAATTGACGCATTGTAACACGCCATAAAGAAACCCATCGCTTCCTCGCGTTTCTTTTGCCGCTCTGGATTGTTTTTATTCCACCTGTTCCCAACAAAAGAAAGGTAAGTACATGGCGGGTGCGCAATCATTAAGTCCCAATTTTTTGCCATGACGCTTAAAACGTCGTCTTGAATATGGAACAGCGAGCCATCTTCACTTGGTTTTATATCGCACGACCAAGCATCATGCCCGCGTTTTCTAAATGCCTCCCTGACTCTACCGGAACATTCACACGCGACAAGCACTTTCATGTTTGGGCGCTTTCCGTTTTAGCATCATCTTCGCCGGTTGCGTCAACGCAACTTTCGATTGTCTCGCTTGAATCGCCGTTCCATCCGCTTATGTCAATCAACCCTTGCATTATCATGGCGCAAAAAATCATGCACTCGCAATCCCAATAATGGTTTGGACGCTTTGATCCCGTTCCCTTGGCATTGGAATTTGTGTAACGGAATGTTTCCGGCCCGTTCCGGGTGCGGACGCGAAACTTTATTTCAGAGTTGATTTGTTTCAGGTATTCGTCCCCGCAATCGGACGGGACTCCCCAATAAATTGAGCGCCCCTGTTTTGCCGCTGTCAGCATGTCTTTTATGGCAAGCGTGCTCCAAAGGAATTTTCGCGCGAGTATCCGGGTTGTGGCGCGTGCGTTTAGTTGCTGCTTGCTTCCTCCCATGCCCGGATCGCCCCAAAGCGGTTGTGACGGATCGCTGTGGGGAGATTCGATTTTCAGTATCTTTTCGCCGCCGCGTCCGTCGCTGACTTTCACGGAATACTTGAAGCTTGGCCGGTCGTCGCCCGCAAAGCATGTCCAACCGTATTTGATTGCTGACGCGAACACTTCCCTTGGTTCATAGCTGCAATCAATCAGAGTGCGCTTTGGGATCACGCGAAACTCTTTCGCCTTGGCGTCAATTTCCGAATAGCTCGAAAGGTTCCCCCTTTCAATCAGTCTGCTTTCCCCGTTCTGCCGCGCCGCCCGGATCGCATACCAGTAGCCGATTTCCTGCTTGTCGTTTGCCATGAACCGGTATGCCTCATTTTCCCATTTGTTCGCGATGTAGAAATTTTTGTCCCCGGCGTTTGGGTAAAGCTTGTAATCGGAAACGATTATCCGCCGGTTGCTGTTGATATGCCGCTGTTCGTTCCACGGATCAACCATGCGCCTTGTCCAAAAAAGTCTAAGCGGTTCATGGTTTCCGGTGTGCCGGGAAGCTTTTACCGCTTTCAGGAATTCGACAACCCATTGCGCCCAATTCAATCCGGGCCAGTTCACGGTAAGGATGTTGAACCGGAATGAACGGTGTTTTATTCCAGCGCCCGGATTCTTGGCAACATAGCACGCGCCATGGTTTAGCAGCCGTCGCGAGCGCGGTGTGTCCGCCCATTTTTGTCCGCATGATTCGCATTCGTAATAAACAGTCTTGGCAACCGCTACGTAACTCCATTCCCCCTTTGGCCGGGTGAATTCATTTTCCTCCCATTTGATCCCCCCTTTTTCTTCGCGCCTTCCCCATCGCGGGATTTGAAGATGTCCGCACGCCGGATTCAAACACTTCCAATGCCATTCTTCCTGTGTTCCCTCTTTGAAAGTTTTGTCCACGTCGTCATCTTCAAGCCCGGCAACGCTGCCGTTCCAAATTTTGTGATTCCATGCGTATGCGACGTTGCACCGTATCCAAGCATCTTCCAGCCGGCCAACCGGCCATTGGAAACACTCATCGTTGAACTGCGTCATTATCGAATCTTCCTGCAAGTTCCCCGGCGCGCTCCCCTGTATTGTGAATGGCATTCCGTTTTTGAAGATCACGGAAGCCTTGCGAACCTTGTGCCGAGCGTCCCCCATTCCCGTTCCGCCGTCAGGGAGCATGTCCACGATTTCGGCGCAACTGCGCGCCATCGGCCACCAACGCTTTTCCGCAAACGCTTCCGCCTTGTCGTCTTTGCTTCCGTTCCATTGCATTGGGCCTGCCCGGTGCTTGACGCTCCAAATGCTTGCGACTTCCATCGCCTTCGTGCGTCCGCCTTGGTTCGGCCCCAAGCTTGTAACCATTCGGGTTTCCGGCGCTTGGAAGGCGTGGAAGATTTCGCGCAGCCAAGGCGAGTTTTCGATCCGATAATATCCGGCTATCGGGGACGTTGAATCAAGTTTGATCCTGTGCCGCGCCCATTCGTAAATCGGTTCATCATCCGGCGGCTGCAAACTCCGTTCATATTCCCGGTAAATGCTTTTCAGAATCATTTACCTTTTTCCGGTTCCGTGCCTTTGAATTTCTTTGGCAGGTTTTTCAATACTTCCCGGATCGCACGCCCCAACTCAACCCGGATTTCTTCTACTGCCAATCCTTCCAAGTGCGGCGGAAGTTCGTATTCCAATTTCAAAAACTCCCGCGTAACAATCGCGTTCGCGCTTGCAATCGTTTCGTTGACATCCTTGCACGGAAGATAATCCTTCCGTTTGACGGCAAAATCGAAATCAAGATTCCGTGTCTGCGCGCGCTTGTATTCGATTTCCGCGTTTTGCTTTGAACTTGTCGCCGCCGGTCGCGCCGTCTGCCGGAATTGTTTCCATTTTTCAACGCTGTATCCCTGCTTTGTTTTTCCCGGATGTCCCGGTTGCCGGAAGTCCCGATAAAGCTCCGTCCGCGCAATGTCCAGCGCGACGGCAAGCGCAACCTTCGTTGCAACGTATCCGCTCCGTGCTTTGACCGTGGCGGGACGTTTCTTTTTTCGCGGCATATCTGCTTGGTTGCTGTCACAAAACTCTTTGGCTGGCGTTTGTAGTGTAACCTGAATTGGAAAATGTCATGCACGCGGGGAGAAAGCGCGGCTTCGCGACCCTATTGGGCGTTTGAAGGTCGAAAGAGATTCCTTATCCCGGTGGGGCGGGGCGATATTTGCGTGAACATTTTCGTTACCTTGTTACAGGACCATCTAAGCTGCTATGCCATGCGTTACGCTTGGTTGGCGGCTTTGGCGTTGGGATCGCTTTTGCTGGCACAGGCTTTAGGCCAATGGCGTGCTTTACATTTTCGGGCGCTTTGTGAACTGCGAATGCGAGCGTTGCGCCCGCGATGATTGTGACAATTAGTTTTGTCATATTTTTACCTTTCTTGTTTTTGGGTTGGGTAGATTGGGGCCGGGATACCCTCTCCTATGTCGCCAATGATTGTTATGCTGTCGTCTGCGTTGATGCGCAGCGTTGTTTGGATGTCTGTTCCGCGCCCTTCCGGTCGTACGTTGATTGTAATTTCCGCGCGCTTTGGGATCGTGACTGATTCGAGTTGGAAGGATTTTCCCATTGTCAGCTTTTGCTGAAATTGGCCTTGGCGGATTTTCCAAGCCTTTTCAGCGCCTTTGTTTTCTTTGGCTGGCTTTGTGGCGATTGCTTTTTCTCGAAATGTCCCCAACCTGATTCGATTACAATTTCTTCGATTTGCTTAACAACTGATTTCAACCCCTCGCAGAGTTTTTGGAAGCTCTCATGCGCATCCGGGTTTCCGTATTGTTTGTTCACGGCGTTTGCGTTGTCGAAAAACGCCGGATTCATTCCGCCCCATTCCGCCAGCTTGATTGCTTGGTGGATGTAATGTTCGTTTTGCTGTGCGGCTGCCAGCCCCTTTGCAAGATTGCCGCCGCATTCTTTCAATGCGCCCCGCTGGATTCTGCAAAAGAGGCAATCGCAAACGTCGTCTTGTTCGTGTGCGTTGAAGTTCATGGTTTGTTTTCGTTGAACATCCGGCTTGTGCATTCCCGGCAAAGCAGCTTTGAATCCGTTAGGTAAAAGCAGCCAATCAACGGGAACGTGATTGCAGCTTGGCAGCTTGCGCATTTCGTTTCGATATGATGCCCTATAACCTTTCGCAGCAATTCGATTGTCGCTTGCGCTTCCCTTAGTTGCTGCCCCTTTGCGTCAAGCAGTTCGCCACGCTGTTTGATGATTTCCTTGCATTCCGTTAATTCGCTCTCCAAGTCCAACGCACGCCCCATTGCTTGTTTGCCCTGAATGTTTAATTCTTGCTGCCCCTTGAGAAGTTCGGCAATCACTTTGTCGTAATAGCTTGCCCTGCTTGCAGATTCCTTTTGCAGTTTTTGATTTGTCAGGTTGCGGCTTTCGATGATTGCGGCGGACTGTTCATCCATCATCACTTTTTTGTCGCCTATCATCACGGGTATTTTTTCGCTTATTTCCGGCGGATAGTTTTCCGTGTTGATCGCTTCGCAAAGCGCGCAGATTATGGCGCAATGAAACGGGCTAAGTGAGCTGCCTTTAATTTCAGCCGCGCGTTGAATTATTTTGTCAATGTCTAACATGATTTTGTGATATTGGTTCCGGTGCTGCCCGGCTGGTATTGTTTCCAGCCGGGCAATATGCCGTGGACGCGGTTAATCTCCGTATCCGGTTTTGTCGTCGATTGCCTTTTTCAGTTCGGCGTACGGGGCAAGCGCGGCGCTGATTTCCTTTTTGGTTTTGTTGCTCAGTTTGATCGCCAGTGTTTTGAATCCGGCTGTCAGATGTTCCGCGTCCGTCCCGCGCAACGCTTCCAATGCCGCGTCAACCTGTGCGGTTTCGTCGGCGCTTGGTTCGTATGGCGGCGGGGCCGGCTTGCCTTTCTTGGTCTTGCGCGGATTGGCGTTTGCCTTTGGCTTGCGCGGTTCCTTTTTGGGTTTCTTCGGCTTGGCGGCGGCGCGCAGTTCCGACACGCTCCACTTGTTTTTCTTCGCATCTTTAAGCAGCGCGATTTGATCCTTTTTGTCCGGGATCGCCGCGACTTCGCGATGATGCGTGAATGTCAGCGCCGGTTCGCGGATGTTCGCCGGAACGTGCGCCGATGTTGTGGCGTAGATTTCCAGTGTTTGCTTTGCGCGTCCCGTCTTTGCCATGATGCCCTCGTACGTCGCACCGTAGATCGCCTTCCCTTGGTTGATGATGTCCCCAAGCATGAATCCGGCATGTTCCGCCGTGTCGCGGAAGTAGTCGAAGATCGGCAGGTATTCGCCAAAAGGCGTTTCCTTGCTAAGTGTCACGCTCAGGTGCGTTGTGTCGATTTGCACGCGCTCCGTAAGCAGTTCCCCAATCGGGCGCTCGCTTGCGGTGACATCGGGCAGCGCCGGAAGTTGATCGGCGGGCGGTGTCTTTTTGTTCTTTTTCTTTCTTTCAGCGTCGGCTTTGCGGATTGCGGCAGCGCCTTTCGCCAGTTTGTCTTTGTCGGCTTTGGTAGCCATGTTGTTTTGTTCCTTTCGGGTTGTTTGTGTTTTCATGTTTGATGTTGGGATTTTATTTTTCGGCAAGGATCACTTCCAATGCCTTGCGCGTTTTTGGGCTATGACGGTGCAACCACGCGCATATTTCAAGTGTCATTTCTCCCCCCGGCGGAATCCTGTTGTCCAACCAAGGGTAAATCTGCCGGTATTTTTTCGGGTGTCCTATTTCCGTCGCGAGAACTTCAACGGATATGCCGCTGGCTTTGATTGCGCCTGCCGCAAGTTGCATCACTTTTTCCAGCCGTGTTGGTTTCGTTGCCATTTCAGTAATTCATCTTGTGCGATATATCGTAACCGCGCAAGTTTTATTTTACGGGTTGCGTTGACGCAACTTTTTCAAAAGCGTTCCCGGCGGTTTTGGTTCCCGCCGGGATTGGTTGTTGCCGCTAATCCTCGAAAGAGAATTTGCGGGCCGGGTTGACGACAATCATCTTGTCGATTTCCGATTTGATCGCCGTGAATCCTTCTTTCACTTTCTCGCGCAACGCGCCGCCTTCCTTTAGGTCGTCAACGCTTGCCGTGCTTATCAGTTTTTTTGCCTTGTCCACGATCCCCTTTAGTTCCGTGTCGTCAACCAAGTTGCGCGCGTCAAACGTCGCAAGGAAGTCTTGATACTTCGCTATCGTGCTTTCATGGATGCGTTTTGTTTTCTCGCCGGGTTTGGTGGAAAGCTTTTCAACCATGAAGTTGACAAGTTCCGCCGTGCTTGCGCGCAGTAGGTTTTTGATTTCCTCATTGGCGGATCGGAATAGTTCCGCCGTCTTTTTTTTCTCGCGCTCAAACAGCCCGGACTTGATGCCTTTAAGCGTGTCGGGTGTTGAGAACGCGACGTAGCTCCATTGCAGGTTGAATTCCGCTGTTATGTCGTCGGCGTGCGGGTAGTCCGCCGGGTTGAACAGGGATCGCAAGTCCGTCGCCGCCTCTTTTACGGCGTTGACGTATTCCTTGCGGAATTCCTTCACCAATGCCTTGCGTTCCGTGGCGCGCGCAATCAGGTAATCGTCCACGTCCGCAACGAACGTGTTTGGAATTCTGAAAACCCCCTCTTTGAAAAGGGACGGAAGCGAGCGCGAGTAAAGGAATGCGCGAGTCTTGGAATCGTGCGAACGGATTGCATCAAAAGCCGGGGACTCAATCAGCTTTTTGGTTGTCTTGGTTCTGTCTTTTTCAGCGTCAACCGTCACTTGGCGGTTATCAACGGTGCGCGTGTTGCCCATTAGCTTGAATTCAAGCACAAGCAATACGCTTTTTTCTTCGATGGATGTTTTTGTTTTAGTCATGTTGGTTTGTCTTTTTGTCAGTCTTGTTTCGCTGTCGTGGTTGTGTCGATTGGTTTTGTCGTATCGTAAAGCTTCGCGTCCAATGGCGCTGGCTTTATCAGGATCGGAGTCCAGTCATATTTGACCAACTCCGATTTCAGGCTTTCGGCGTTGTCGGCGTAGATGATGCCGTAACGCCTCCAACCTTTTCTTTGGGCTATGAAGTAGAATTTATTCGTTTGGTTCCTTTCGTTTTCTTGGTTTCGCTGATGATGTTTTTGTTCAGCCATTTCACTTCCGCCGCCAACGCCGCCGCGCGGGTTGAAAATCCGCGCATCTTCGGCCCCTTGACCGGCGACAAGTCCGCGCTCCAACCGTCCGTTTCCGGTTCCACGTTGGAAGCGCGTTTTATTGTTGAGTCGCCTTGCTGAAGGATCGGCAGAAGGCAATCGTCATAAACTGCGATTGCCTTCCCGTTCCTAAAGGCGATTAGAAGCGTTTTGCTTGGTTTCGGTTTGCGTGTATTCATGGGTTGGCTTGCTGCTTGTTGTTTCTCCCAACGCTTTTTCAACCGCCGCCGTAAGGGATTTGCAGCCTTTTCCCTTAACGCCTTTGACGGTGATTTTTGGGACGCCGTTGACGCTTTCAAATATCACTTGTTGCATGTTACGCGAACGCCTCCCGTTGGAATGTTTTGGAATTGGACGCGGAATCCCTGCTTGCGCAGTTCCTTTGCGGCAACCTGTGCGCCGTAGTGATCTTTGAAGTTGTTGCCAGCAACCCCGATTTTGTCTTGCAACATCTTTCCTGCCATTCCGTAATTGTCAAAGACAAGCTTGTATCCCGGCTTTCCGTCCGTCCGTTTTTGCAGCCCGGCTTGATAGGCTGAGTTGTTGTTTTTTACGCTGATAACGTGCTCGCACGTCAACCCGCGTTGGTATGTCTTAAATGACGTTTTGTTTTTTAGCAACTCGCATCCGATGGATTCCGCCGCTTTCGCGGCAGCGTCCAAATCGGTGATATGCAAGTCGATTTCTGCTACGTGACTCATTGTTTTTTTTGGTTTGTTTGGGTTTAGTTTGCCATGTTGATTTGACGCTTGCCCGGCTTTTCAATCGGGACGAATCCCTTTTTGTAAAGTCCCGGATAACTCGCAGAAATGAAAGCGTTGTTTGCGACATCGCGCAACGCTTCGATTTCCTTGGGACGTGTTTTGCAGATCGGGGACGCGTACTTTGCCGCTTCCGCCAATGACGTGCGGAACATCCAAGCGCGTTTTGCGCAGTTGAATATGTCCGCTCCCGTCCAGCCTTCATCGTCCTCCGGGCGCTTCGCCGCTTCGCCGCTCAATTCAAACTTGGAAGTGTAAAGCTTCCAAATCGTTTCCCTTTCTTCCTTCGATGGAAGGTCAAAAAAGAAAGTTCCGAGCGTGAACCGGCGTTGCAGTTCCGGCGGAATCACGCCGATTTTGTTGCAGGTTGCGATGTAAAGCGCGCTCCCGCGTGAAACGGATTTCACAACTTTCATCGCGGCCCGTATGTTGGCTTCGCTTTCGCCAACCAAGCTTCCCTTCATCGCTCCCAAATCCATTGCGATTGTTGGGACTTGCGCCGTGTTTCCGGTTGCTTTTGCAACCATTGACTTCGCGCCGCCGGGATGCCCAACGAACAGCACGCCTTCCGCCGCGTTATCTTCCATTTCCTTTAGGAACACTCCAAGTTGATCCTGTGATGTCCCGGAAGTGTCGCCTTGCGCACCGGCAAGGCTCTTTTCCAGTTCATCAACCCAAACGATTGCATGGGGCGGTTTCCGTCCGCCGATGAACAGCGCAAGGAAGTCTTTGATGTTTTGCACGCCGCCGATGTCATTGAATGTTTCGCCGCCGCGCCAAACTTTCAATCCGCGTGTTTCTTCAACGGCTTGGCGCTTTCTTTCCCACAATGATCCGTGGTTGAGTTTCACGCTTCCCGTTTTTCCCTCGAAACTCATTGCCACAACCTGTTCCGCGCTGAAAGCGGACAATCCGCTGATTGCGTCCACGGCTTTCTTAGTTTCCTTGTCGCCGGGTTTGGGAAGTTCGGCGGACTCGAATTGCTGCAAAACAATTTCCGTCAACTGCGCTTCATCCGGCAACGCTTCATCCAATACCAGAACATCGTTTGCCAGTTCCGGCGGAATCGGCATGGACGGTGCAAGCAGGACAAGCGTTTTTCCCGCCTGCTTGTTGGAGTCGCGCAGGTTCCAGACCGCTTGCAGCGTTCCGGGATCGGCTGTGAACTTGTGCGCGTTGTGGAAAAACAGGATGGATTTTTCGTCCAAGCTTTCCATGTAAATCAGCGCGTCAACCGGGTTGCCGATTGCGATTTCTCCGCTGACTTTTCCCTGTGCCTGTTCATTCAACGGTTTCATTCCGCGAACGCAATCCCATTGCGCCACGGGTGCGCCCTTTCCGTTGGCGAGTTCAACCACTTGCGCGATTGTTGCCGCCGGATCGGGTGTTTTCCATACAATCAGCGGTACGCTTACGCGGCGCGCTGCTTTGAATTGGTTTAGTGTTTTCATGTTTGGATTATGTCGTGTACTGTGTTTTTTGCATATTGGTTTTTCCGCTGTCATTCGCCCCGGTTGATCCGGGACAAATCACAACGGGCGGATTCGTCATCCGCCCGAAAATGTCTTTTTGCCAAGGCTTGTTTCCCCAACTCTCAAACGGTTTTTCGGATTCCTTCCGATTTTCCTTTTCCGGCTTTCAACCAAGCCGCACCGGGGTTTTCTCTCACTTCCCATTTCCCCCCGACACTTTGATGTTACGATATATCGTAACGGATGCAACAACTATTTTACGATTTGTCGTAACTTTATTTCCGGTTGCGTTGACGAAACTTTAACGCTTGGCACGGTTGCTGAATTGCAGGCAACGCTTTTTCCTGCAACTAATCTTCGGATGCGTGCCGGAAAAACGTCATCAACGGACGGTCAAAATACATTGTATTGTCCCCAACTCCGCCGCCCCGATTTGCATCCACGGTGAAGATGATATGCTGCCGCCGAAGTTCCCCGGTAATGTCCGCAAGTTTTTTTGGATCGTCGTCGCTCCACAACATTATTGAAGTGTCGCACGATGAAAAAAGTCCGTCGCAGTATTTGAACTGTCCGCTGTGCGGGCGCTTGGTTGTGTCCGCCTCTTTTAGTATCTCCGCAAGCACAACGCCGCTGACGCCGGTTTCTTGGATCACGCTTCGGATCGTGTTCGCCGCGTCAACCAATCCCTCCACCTTGTCGCGTGTGTTTACTTTCAGCCGCTGGAACAAGTCCAAGTAAAATACTTGAATTCCGTTTTCGCGTTTTTCCCTTTCGATGATTGCGGCCATTTCATCGGCTGTCAGTGTCGTATGAGAGTAGAGCCTTAACAACCGTGGATCAAGCCGGTCCGCCGCGCGCCCGATGATGTCCAGTTCCGCCGGTTCCAAGTCCCCGGAAATGAATTGATCGTAAATCATGCCGCACGCACGGCAAGCCATGCGCCCTATCATGTCGTCAACGCTCATGTCCTGCTGGAAACAAAGTACCGGAATTTCCTGTTCAATCTGCGTTCCCATAGCCTGTTCGATGAGCGCCGATTTTCCAACCTTGGGACGCGCTCCAAGCACGTTAAACCGTCCCCTGTAAATTCCTTTCAATGCGATGTCCCATGCCGGAACGCCGGTAACAATTCCCATTGCGCCCTCCGCGCCGATTTTACGCGCTGCAATCTTTTCATGGATTCCGGCAATCGCTTCCTCTGTGCGGCTTTGGTTGACCGTCGCTCCGCTTCCGATTGCCGCGATGTTGCGCGCCTTTTTTAACAGCCCCGGCAAGTCGTCCTGTTGGTCGTATGCGTGCGCAATCAAGTCTTGCGCTTCGATGATCGCACGGCGGCATGTTTCTTTTTCGAGTACGATCGCAATGTAATAATCCGCGTTGGCAGCGGTTGGAACGAACGTAAACATATCCGTGATGAATCCCGGCCCGTTTACCGCTTGAATCAGCCCGGCGTCTGTCATCGCCGCCGTAAGTGTGATGAAGTCGATTCTTTTCTTTTGCGCGTACAGGTTTTTCAACTGTTGAAAAATCATCGCGTGCGCCGGGATATGGAATGATTCCTTTTTTAGCAGCGCCCGCGCGATTGGGATTATTTCCATCGGGCTAAGAACCATTGATCCGAGAACGCCTTTTTCCGCATCTTCCGAATGGGGTAGCGTTCTGTGAACATCCGGTAAATAACTTCCCGATTTTGCGGAGTAATCTGCCATGTTGATAACCCTTGTATATTATCCTTGTAACTTCAGTTCCATTGCCGGATCGTTGATTTCCGTTTGCATCCACGCATTCGTTGTCTTGTCGTATGAAAGCCCGACGTGTATTCCGTTTCCTTTCCGTGTCACGCTCAACCGGAAGTTTTGGAAACTTCCCGATTTTAACGGTTGAAGGTTTTTCCATTCCCCTTTCAAGATCGCGGTAATCGCTTCGATTGTCCGCGATTCAAGCAATGACGGTGGAAGTGATTCTGGCTTTGGTTCCGTGGTTTCGGCGGTTTCTTTTTCAGCCGGCGGCGGTTCCGTTGGCGGATTTTGCGGTTGCGTTGACGCAACTTTCTTCACTTTCGGTTTTTTCTCTGCGGTTTTCTTTGCGTGGATTTTTTTCTTTTCAGGCTTGCCAGTAGCGACGGGTTTGATGTTTGGTTCCGTGGTTTTTGCGGACTGGCTTTCGCCATTAGCTTCAATAGGTGTTTGCATGGTTTTTGGTTTGGGTTGTTTTTTTCGTCGTTAAACGCTTCGCAACTGCAAGTTTTTTCGATCAAGTCCGCAATCTGAAATCCGCCACGGCTTGACCGCACCAAGAATGTTCCCGGATCGTGCGGTATGATTTCACGGTTTGGCTGGCGTATCACGGTCAAGATAGGCTTGCAGTTTCTTGCAGGCATCGTCCGCCGCCTGCCGCGTTTTATAAGCGTTCCAATCGTCGCGCGCAAACGGCCATTTGTTCTTTTTCGTGTCGCCGTGAAACAGCCGGTTCCCGCACAGTCCATAGGCTTCCGTGTGAAGCTGGAAAGATTTCCCCTTTTTTACGACAATGATTTTTGCGCAACTCATTTCGATTTCAGCGGAAGAAAGTCCACAAGCTTTGTTGATGCCGCAAGGTAAAGTGGGTGCTTTGGTTTTCCTTCTGCGGTAAGTCCAAGGCATTTCAATTCCTGATTGCGGCGCTTTCTCATTGCCAGCGTTCCTGCCATTGCTTCCCCGCGTCCCAAGTTTCCAACCTTGTCCGCTTCGATTCCCCATGCGGCAATGATTGTGCGGATTGATTTGTCTCCAATCGTATCGCGCACGATCCGCATGTTATCGGCTCCAATCGGATCAAGTTTTGACTTGTGCAATTCCTTAGGATCGGTGCTGCGAAGCGCAAACACGTTTAGCATGTAAAACCCTCCCATTCCCCATGCGGCTGCAAATCCGGCGCAACGGGTGACTGTCCTATCGTTTACGCTCGCGTCCGCCGTGCTTGGATTCAATCCGACAAAGCACGCCAGCGGTTTTGTTTCGTCCCATATCCGCCAAAGTTTGTATCTGTATTTTTCGCCTTTGCTGAATATCGCCCCGGATTTTCCAAACATGGAATCGTTGTTAATTGTTTTCATGCCGCCCTTCTTTGTTTGTTTGTAAATTCCCCGTGCGCCGATATTCCGTTTTTCTTTTCCCAAACTTTGATTGCCGCGCGAACAATGCTGGTTGGGGTGAATCCGGCTTTTTGCTTAACGCCTTGCGTTGCGCTGTCGAAACTCAGCTTCCCGGCGCGCTCACGGTTCACTTGGAATTCTCCAAATAGCGCAAGACGCATTTTTTTTAACGCCCTTTCCAGATCGTATTCAAACGTCCGCCTGTGGCATCCGCACCAAATAGCCAGTTCTCCAAAGGTTCTGGTTTCGCCGGGTTTCAAATGCATCCTCGAAAGCTCCAATCCGAGCATGATTCTTTCGTCGCGTTTCACGCATTCCTCTTTGCGCTTGTACTGTCCATTTTTACGTTGCGGCTTTCCTGTTGCTGTTTTCATCGTGATATGTGCGGAACGAGCGTCCCGTCTTGGTTTTTGATTGTCAGTCCGGCCTTGTAGCTTCCCAAGCGTGCCGGCAGTTCCGACGTGATGAACATTGTGAAGTATTTTGCGGCTGGTTTTTTTATGATCGTGAATCCGTTTTCCAGCGCGAAGCTGTGAAGCGCATCCAAATCGGGGTTGGTGAGAGTGAATCGAATGATTGTCATTTTTTCTTTTGCGCCGCCCGTTGCGCTTCGATGGAAGGCATCATTTGAATTTGTGCGCCGGGTTTCGATCCGCTGCCGTTCGTTCCGTTTCCGTCAAACCATTCCCATTCAAAACCGCGCCAGTTTTTTTTGATTGCCAGCGCCAGCGCGTCCGCCGCTTGTGCCGGGCGCCGTGCAAGGGTTTGAAGTAGCATTTTCGCGCTTCGTGTTGTGAGCGGCTTTTTTAGTTCCTTGCGGTTCGCGGTGAAATCGTCCCAAGCGCAAACGAATGATTCGCTAAACAAAGAGTCTGGAATGAGTGTTGTGAATGGAATTGCTTTCTTTCCCGGTTGCGTCAACGCAACTTCATCATCAAAAAGAGAAGGCTCTTTATTACTTAAATCCTTATTAGTGTTTCTCTTTATTACTAGGGGGCGATTTTCAGGCGTTGGCTTTTCAGGCGTTGGCTTTTCAGGGCATGGGTTGTCATTCTGCAAAGACGGCTTTTCAGGGCATGGCTTTGTTGACTGCTCGCGAATCAGCCATTCCCGCCCGTCTTTTGTGTTCACCAATTCGGCGTATCCAAACTTCGCAAGTTCCTTCATTGCGGCCCGGATCGCATCCCTTCCTTCGGTTGCCCGTGATTGGATTTCCTCGCTTCGCACGATCCAATTATCCGGCTTACTTAAAAGGTATGACAGTATCCCTTTTGCGCGCCATGAAAGGCGGTAATCGCCCAACATCCGCTTGTCGATTTGCGCGAACGGGTTGTCCCGTTTTGTGATGCGATGAATCATTTTAAGCGGGCTGAATTTTAGCGGGTTTGTATGTCAGCATAATTTCCATTAGTTCGTGCTCTGCTTTTTCTTTGCTCATTTTCAATGCAAGCTTTTTCTGCCAAGTTGAGATTCCCGGCGATGTTCCGACGATGGATTGACCACGACCGCCACCTAACAATGCGCTGCTGCCAATGCGCGTTGTCGCCTCGGTTTTCAATTCGGACGTCATCGTGTCGCGCATGGCAGAGCTATTCGTTAGCAGGCTTGCCCCACCGCTTTTGGAGTCGCTTCGCATCGGGTCGCAGTTCTCTACGCAGCGCGGCTAGGAGTTTCGGGCGGGCGCGTTTTAGCGCGGCTTCATCCTCTTTCGTGAGCTTCACCGGCTGACTCATGTAGTTTTCGATTTCCTCGTCCGTCACTATTCCTTGCACGTTGCGGAGCGCGAGAGCTACCAGTGCTTCGAGTGCTTGTCTTTCTCGACGCCTGCTAACAAGTCGCCGGACGCAACCCGCGTTGGCGCTTTCAGTTTTCCGTTTAGGTTTCATAGAGTTCATTTATCGTCGGTCGCGGGTGCGTCAGCTCCCGCGTTCCCCGAATTAGCGCCGCTCCGGGCACACGGTTCCACGGCACCCCGCCCAGCCCCCGCCGCCCAGCGGACCAAGGAACTACTCGCCGTAGCGCGCGTCGAGTAGCGCGCCGGGTGTCTTGAATCCAGCGCGTGCGGCATCGGCCTTGATTGCCTCGCGCGTCTCAGGTTTGACGCGCACCAGCCACGGCTCGGTGCCGGTCGGCTTGCGACCGGCACCGCTGCGCTTACCTCCGTGAGTCTTGCGCCGCTTACGCATTGGCCAATTCGACGACGGCGGCAGTGCGCTGTTCGCTTGGGTCGAGCGTGGCAATCTCCGCCTGCGCGGCCTCGCGCGTCGGATACGTCTGCGCCTCGGCGCGGTTGGGCGTCCAGTGCGTGTTCGGCATTTCGTCGCTGGCGCGGAACCAGCCGCCCTTGGTGTCTTCGATGATGAACTGTGTGTCGGTGATGTTGTTGGTATTCATAACGGGAGGAGTATCGCGTCGCCTCGATTGAAATGCAATATCTTTTTTCAAGAATCTTTCGGAGGGCACAGCTTCCATGCCACGCTCGGCTCCGCGCCGGGCACAGCTTCCATGCCACGCTCGGCTCTAATTCGTAATTCGGACAACAATTTGCTGCTGCCAACCCCGCCCCCGCTGTCCGTTCGATAGTCGTATTCATTTCGATTGTCCTTTGTGCGCTCCAGCCTCGCTGTCGGCGGGGCGGCAGAGCGCGTCGTTCTCGTACAGGAACGCTCCGCTGTTTAGAACAATTACAAATTCCTTGCTCATATCAGGCTTGGTTGCGCGGTTTCTGTGATTACCAGCGTTTTTACCCGGCGCTTCCGTTTCGGCTTTTCGATGCTCGCAACACTTGAAAATGGAATGTCGATTTGTTCCGGCTTGACCGGCTCAACCTTGTCCAAGTCTGCGAGCGTTACCGTTTCCGCCCGGCAATGCCAAAGCTGCCGCTGCCCTTTGATTTTTTTCTTTCCCCAACTCCACACTTCAAACTTGTTGCCGGTTTTAAGGTATGCGCGCAACCCTTCGCTTTCCTTCGCTTTCTTTAGCCGCGTCGTATGGTTCACGGCGCTTGTTGCCTGCACCGCCAGAAGTTCAAATTCCAAACCTTCGATGATGCTTCCCTGTAACGGGCGGCAGGCGATAATGTCTATTACGTCAAACAAGTCCTTTCGCTTGCCGCCGCCGGGATGCCCCGGAATCGTGATCCATCGTTCCACAACTTCGGCAACGCAGCCTTGGTCGCGAAGTTCTTTCAATGTCCGTTGCGTTGGGGATGTTTTGCGGGCCATGTTATTTCTCCCTCACTTCCACAACGAATTTTTCAAAAGCCGCGAACGTCCACGGGAACAGTTCCGCCGCAATCCCGCGCATCGCCTCTGCAATCTCCCTCATTTCCGCCTGCGCGTGCGCGTCCAGCCGCAAGCGGAGAAAATGCAGCAGGTTGTGAAGATCGCAGTTGACATAAATCTCCGTGTAGATGCCAACCGGCAGAACGAAGCGGGCCTGTTCCTTGGCGACTCCCTGTTTTAGCAACGCCTGATAGCTTTCGTAAGCCGCCCGGTACGCATCTCGGCAGAGTGTATCGCATTGCCATTGTTTCAGCCCGTCGCCGTCAACGCTTCCCTGCTTGTTTTTTGTATCCTGTGCGCGCCATTTTTCCGGCGTGTAGAATTCATCCGCAAGCTCGCTATACCGTCCGCTCCATTCGTTCAGCCGGAACATGCGATGCCTGACAAATTGCCGCATTAGGAAGATCGGAAATTTGATGTTGAACGTGATGTTGCATTGTTCAAACGGGGACGTGTGGCGGTTCCGGTAAAGGTATTCAAGCAACTTATAATCCGCTTCGTCGCCCTTGCTTGGCGAATGGTAGCTAACTCGCGCGGCTTCCACTATGCGCCGGTCGCTGCCAAGATGATCCACGTAACGGACGTATCCGAATGGCTTGATTTCGATTTTGGTTCCTTTTATCATGTCCATTTTCATTTGCGGGCTGGGTTGCTTGTTGTCAGTCTTTTTCGGCCAAGGTCAATCATCCGCTGCTGCTTTGCGGTGAATCCTTTTGCCGGGACGGTTTCCGGTTGCGTCAACGCAACCGTTTTCAATTCCACGGTTACGGGACGCTGTGCCGTTTCTTCGCCGGTTTTGGGATCCACCTTTACCGGCGTGAAGGTGTGCTTTTTGGAACGCTTGGTTAGTTCCGTGTAGCCCTTGGAATGTTTTGCGACGTGCAACATTATTTTCCTTTCTTGGGTTTCGGTTGCGCCTTCGGCTGTGATGCCTCGCGGTGAATTTCTTTGAGCGTTTTGCGGTTTTGCCAGATATGCAAAAGCAACGCTTCTGAAATCCCGGCATAGCCTTCCTCCGTTTCCAGAATCCCTTGCTGTACCAGAAACGCAATCGCATCTTCCTCAGTCAAAACCATGTCATCAAACCATTCGCGAATTTTCGCCCGCAATGTTTCAGCGCTCAAAAGGTAGCCGGTATCCTCTGCCGCCAATTCATACAAGGCTTTGAATTTCTTGTGTTCCACGGTTTCGGTTTCCCAATTCCGCTTGTCGATTAGCTGCGTTTTGATCGCACAAAAGAAATCCGGCGCAAGCTCACTAAGCGTCTTGTTTTGGATTTTGCACGGGAACGGGACTTTCGCCTTGCGCCAGTCGTCGTTTGCGGCAACCGGCGTCACTTCGGTTTCCGCTTCGATGATCGGCGGTTCTGGTTTTTGCGCCTGTTCCGGCTTCGGTTCCGGTGCGGCTTGCGTTTCTTTGGGCTGCTGTGCCTCTTTCGCCGGTTCCGGCGGTGTACCGGATGCCGCCAAGTCCTTTAACGCGGCTAGAACGGCTGTTTTGAGCGTTTTGTCAGCTTCGCTCGGATTTGCCGGGTAGCTGTTTGGGCTGTCTCCCTCAATCCACTTTTCTTTAAGCCAAGTGATGATTTTTGGATGAACTTCGCCCAACATCTTCCCAAGCATCGGCCCGTTCGCTTTGCCGATATGACAGACAACCAATCGCCAGTTGTCAACGCGGACATCGTTCTTTGTTTCGATTACCGGCCAGGAAACGGTTCCCGGTACGATCGGGGTAACAACCGGCGCGGTTTGCGAGTAATACTTTTCCAGTTCCGCGCGCTCTATGTCGCCGCTCGCGACAAGTTTCATGTCGGCTATCAGTCCAAGGATTTCATGCGGGACACTTTCCTTTTTTGCCAAGTATTCATCCCGGATCACTTCCAGTTCCGCCAAGGTTGTGTTTCGGTCAAACAGTCTTGCAGCAAGTGTCTTTTGCGGTTGCTGTGATGCTGCGGGAATCGTTTCGTTTTCAAAAGGCGTGTGCTCTCCGTGCTCAATCTCGCTTTCGTCCATGATCCCAAGCCCGGCGATGGAAAGAGTAACCCGGCGCTTCGCCTTGGTTTCCGCCTTCATCATGGCGTTTGCCAAGTCCGCCCCGGTCAATGGTTGCCCGGCTTTCGGATGATCCTTCCAGGCATTCTTTTGCTCCGCGTCATTCCATACCTTGTATTTATCCGGGTGAACTACTGGCACGATCCCGATTGATTCGTCAACCCGTCCGTTCGGAAGCGAAGCCTGTGCGGTGACAATATAGCAGCCCCCGGATGTTTCACGGCTCAGCAACCGCACGCTGATTGTATCGCGCCGCCTTAGCTGTTCCGTGCAATCCTTCCGAGCGTACAGGACGGTTTTCCCGTCCAATGAAATGAAGTCGAATGGCTTTGTCAGCGGGTTAAGCTTTAAGCTTTCGCAAACGGCTTTGTAGTAACTCAACCGCTGTTCCGGGGAGAGTCCCGCCAAGTCTTGCCCGGTCAAAGCTTTTTCCATTAACGCCGCGTTGGGCGGCTCGGAATGTTTGGGTTGTGGAACTTTGGCGATTTGTGCTTTGGGGTTTGATTTCATTTTGATTTTGTGATTGGAGTTTCCCGACGAAAATTAATGAACGCCTCATCCAAGATTCGCAGCGCAACTTGCGGGATGCTTTTTCCGTGCAATCCGCCGTCAAGCATCGCGTTCAAAGTTTCAATCTGCGATTCGTTCACGGTTAGAAAAATCTGATTCTGCTTGCCGGGCCTGAATTTCATCTTTCGCATGGTTTTATTGCCTCGCATCCGGGCGGTAACTCCGCTTATGAATTTCGCCGTCTGGAAACGTCACGGCGATGTTGCAATTTTGTACCCCGGCAATGGCAATCAGGGATATGCCGAGTGACGCCACTTCCGCCATTGTTCCCTCTTTCCCAAGGTTGAACACGGGCGCAAGACTGTCCTCTATGTCTGAGTCGATTACGATGTTGATTTTCGCCATGATGTTATCTCACGTTTGATTTCACCGATTCAAAGATGTTCAACCCGCGCGGCGCGTTGACTGCGAACATGCCGCCCTCTTTGTTGATTTCTTCCAACAACTCCCGGCGCTTGATTTTGTAAGTTTCATCCTTTTCATTCCATGTCCAAAATTCCGGGTGTGATGAAATGAATTCGTATGATTTCAACACTTGGTAGTCGAATTGAACTTTCACGCTCAACCCTTTTGGCTTGAATCCTGCAACCGGCCCCGTGACTGTCAGCGCCGCCGATTCCACGTTGAGCGCCATGTCCAAGGCTTCCGATTCCAAGGCTTCCGCCTGCTTGATAAGCCGGGCAGCTTCGGCCGGTTTTGCGGTCTTGGCTTTCTCGCGCAATGCCGCCGCCTGATTTTCCTTTGTCTGCGCGCCCGTAAGCTGTGTTTGCGCCGCCTGCAATTCACGATCCCTTGCGGCTTCCGCGTCCCGCTGTTGCTGCAATTTCTGCCGTTGGTAATGGTTTATCAGCCCTTCAATCCGAGCTTCCTCTTTTTCCGGTTCCGCGATGAAGTCCCCGGCTTGCCGGTTGATTTCCTTTTTCAGATCGTCAACCGGCGCGGCTACCGCTTTCCGGCTTTTGTCCATGTTCCGCCGCAAGTCCGCGAGCGCCCGGAACGCCACGGTTGCCGTTTGCAAGTCTTGGTCGCTTGTCACGGCGGTTATATTTTTGGCAAGCGCAAGGGCGGTTTCCTTTAGCTGAAATGCGTTTGCTGTTATTTCCGGCTTCCCGGAAAACTCTTTCAATACTATCGGCTGTTCGTTGGCGTTCATTGTTTTTGATATGGGAATGCCGCCGGATTGTTTTTGATGTTCATATTTTGATGTTTGGATTTATTCGCTGAAATTGAATTTGCGCTTCCCTTGGATCGGAACGCTTTGCTTTTGGAATTGTTCGCGCGCGGCTTGCTGTTGCTTTTGCTCGCGCTGCTTTTGGGAAAGTCTTGCGGCTATCTCGCGTGCGCCGCTTGCAAGTTGCGTTGACGAAACTTGACCCGTGACAATTTTAAGCTTTCCGAGTCCGCCGCAAACAACGCATGTCATTGTTTCCAGCAAGTCCAAGAATCCGCTTCCGTAGCAATCCGGGCAAGCAGTTACCCTATTTGAATTCGATTCCATGTCAGTTGGTTTTTCATTAAGTCGCAAGCAGTTTATGATATGTCATACAACTGTCAAGATTTATTTTGTCCCCGTAAAAGACAACGCCGGGAAACCTTTCGGCGTCCCGGCGTTGCTGACTTTTTGACAAACCAACACGGCTCGCAGCCACGTTGAAGGATTCACGTTACTTCAACCGGCGTTTCGCGCAAGCGAATTGTTTTACGTACGATCGCAGTCATTTTCTTTTCCGGCTTGCGTTCAATGATGCCGTGACAGTTGATGCAAGCCAAGATAACTTCCGACAATTCATTCCCTTGGATGTTCCGCCGCTTTTTGCTGTGCGCGAAACTTAGTCCATTTCCTTTCCAGCAACCTTGCAATCCAAGTTCGCAGAATGTTATTCCCGCCCGCTGGAATCCTTCCTTCAACTTCGCCCGCTCCCGGTTCCATTCCGCCGTCTTTTTGCCAGCCTTTTTTAATGGACTTCGCCGCAACATGGGAAATCAAAAGCAGCGTTGTTATCTTTCCCAAGTCCCCGCGAACATGAAGCCGTGCAATCTGCTTGGCTGTCCGCTTCACGGGGTTGGATCACGCCGCCATGAGTTTCAAGAATTCGGCTGCGGAATCCTTGTCGAGCCACGGATTGACTTCATGCCGCACAAGCGGGCCGTTTTCATGCGTTGTATGCCGGAACAGCCGGGCGGCATATTCCATAGCCAAGGCGTGATCCTCTTTCATTGCCTTTTGAAACGCGATGCCGTCATTGATATTGTGCGCCGCAAGCAAGTCTCTTAAATCCTGCCCGATAACATGGCTGTCGTAACTGACTTGCCATGCGCCCGCTTCCTCTGATTCCGGCGTGTCACTTTCAGGGTTGCTTGTGTCCACTCCGCAATTCCAGTCCCAAGACGATTCAAACCCGGCAAGCACGCGCATGATTTCAAGCATTGCCGCGCAACGCGCATTCAACCATTCCGGCGTGCCTTCATCGCCGGGCCACGGGCCTAACGCCGGATACGTGCTCCCAAAAACGTCATGCGGTTCCGTGTTGAACGTGAAAATGCTTTCACTGGCGGTTTTTCCCCATGCCACAAGTTCCGCCAGAAATTCATCCGGCGGAACGCCCCGGTTGAATACCGGGCTTTTTGTGGCAGAGAAAATCACAGATCGTTCCGGTTACTGTGCGGGCGGCGCTACCGTGTTGTTTTTTGATGCCGCCGGTTGCGCCGCAATGGCGTACAGCGCCGCGTTGATGATGTTCGCGGCTGTGGTTGCCGGAATGCCGTTGCTTGTAGCCTTGGCAATCTGCCCGGCTATTGTCGGCGCGACGGATGCCGCGACAACGGGACTACCCGCAATGCTCGCGATTGCGCTTTCAACCGCTTTTGACGTTGGCGAAGTTGCGCCAGATTCGATTGCATAGATCGCTTGCGGAACGCTGGCAACAAGCCCCTGCCCGGCCCCTGTGATTGCCCCGGCTTCAATGCCCGGAACGCCGCCAAGCGCGCCCGTGATCGCGCCCGTGATCGCGTCGATTGCGGTTGTCTTGATTACGTTGATCGCGGCGGTTTCATCGGTTTGCGCCTGTGGCGAAGCGAAGAAACTTTTGACGCTTTCGCATGACGACATTGCGAAAAAAAGAGTTGCGGCGGTGATTAGTGATAATGCTTTGTGTGCTGTTTTCATTTTCATTGTTTGGTTTGGTTTTATTTGCTGATTGGCGGCATTGTTGCCACCGTGGGAGAGAGCGTAGAACTGGGCGGCGGCAACGTCAACTGCGCTTTTTGCGCAATAAGACCGCTTGACGCGGTTCCTATCCAGCCGTCCACGTCCACGTTGTAGCCGAGCTTCCTTAGTGCGGCTTGGATCGGTTTCGTGTGCTTGGTTAGCACGTTGACGAGAAATCCGTGAATCAGCGTCATAATGACAACCGTTAAGAACGTCACAACTTCCACTTGATTGATGTTTTCCGCAACGCCGGGAATCAGCGTTGAAAGTTTTGTAACTGCAATCGCCACAAGCGCGGAAAGAGTTGTAGTTAATGCGGCGCTAAACCGCATGATTAAAAGCTGAATGATTCTGTCACTGATTGTTGCTGGTGGATTCATTGGTTTTCTTTCTTTACTAATGCGGCGGCGACCGCCGCCTGCTTGATTTCCATTTCTGTCAGTTTCGCGCGAAGCTGGATTTGGTCGTTTTGGATCGCTGTAAGCCGCAAGTTAAATTCGTTTTGGGACGTGCTTATTTTTGTCTCCAACTCTGCCCGCGTGACTTGGCTTGCTTGAATGGCTGACAATCTTTCGCCTTGGTCAACGGATCGCGTGCCGCTCCATTCGCAAAATACTCCGCCGCCCGCGATGATTATTCCAAGCAGCACGGTATTCAGCCATGAAACGAATTTCCTTTGCTGCGGTTCAGCTTCGTTGGACATGGTATGGTGAGTTTTATTTCAGGTTGCGGTTCGAAATCAGGTGCCGCTCAGCACATAGCCTAGCGTGAGATAGGATTTACCGGCGTTGCTGCCGCTGGTTTCGATGCGGAAATTGCCGTTCTGCACCATGACGCCTGGGACGTTCGGCACGGGATGGCCGAGCGCGCTCAACTGCGCGGCCAGCGACGCGAGCAGCGCCTGCGTCTCGGCGGGCGTGAAGGTGAAGCTCGTGCGCTCGGGCACCATGCGCGGTGTCGGAAGCGGCGCGGGAGTCGGCGCTGGCGACTGCGCGCGAAGCAGGCCTGCAGTGGCGAGCGCGGCTGCTGTGAGGATGATTGCTGTGATGCGTTTTGTTTTCATAAATCAGGGCATGGGCGTGTAGCTTGTGACGATTCCAGACTGGAAAGTGATCGAGCCGCCCAGCGAACTGCTGATGGCATAGGTTCCGTCTGCGACGGGACTGATGGATGCTCCGGCGAGGATGTTGCCAAACAAAGCGGCAGCAGCAGTGCTGGCCGTTAAGGTTCCCCTTACGGTCGCGTTGTAAAAAGTCTGAGTCGTGTGGTTACCGCCTGCATCGAGATATGCGTTTCCCATGCCGTCAATCCACCAATTTCCGCCAGTCTGATCACCAAGTGACATATAAGGCTCGCCAACATCATGAGGATTGCCAATGTGAATGGCACCATAACCCGCCGCGCCAACTTGAAGCGTGCCACTCAGATACATGTTACCTGCCGAATCTACGTATCCGTTCGTCCCCGTCTGATTACCGAGACTGATATTGTTTGCCGCGATGTAGATTGTGCCCGTCGCGTTGATCGCCGCCATCGTGCCGCTGTCGGTGATTTTTCCGACATTGTAGTTCGTGGCGCTCAGCGTCACCGTGAGGCCGTTGCTCGATGTGATGCTGATGCTTCCGCCTCCTCCTCCTCCTCCACTTGCATTGATTGTGTAGGTGCCGCTGGCAACTGTTACGGTTGTGTTCGTTCCCTGAACAATTGCAAGCGCGCCTGTGTTGTTGATGGTGTTCGTGCCGTTGACGGTTGTAACATGAGTGCCCGTGCCGGATAGGACGCTAAGTGCGCCGGTATTGTTGATCGTCGTCGTCGTGCCGCTGAGCGTCGTTGCAATGCCTGTTCCGCTCGCAATCGCAGACCCGGCAACTGTGCTGACATTCGTTCCATTAATCGCCAACTCAGCAGCATTAATTGCCAGTCCAAGTGCTCCGGCAGTTCCTGTGCCGCTTAGTAAAAAGCGCCCATAGGTCGCATTGGTCGCAACTGCCAGCGTTCCGGTAATTTTTGCCCCGCTTTGAAAGTCTGCCAATGCAATGGAAAGCATATTCAGACTCGTTTGAACAGTGGCGCTTCCCACTTGCGCCGTGTTCACAATTGCGGCGTTTCCGTTTATCGTTCCGCTACTCGTGAGATTGCCGACTGAAACATTATCGGTGGAAAGCCCAACATTGTAATTGGTGCCAGAAACGGTGACGGTTTGGCCATTGCTGCTTGTCACTGAAATGCCAGAAACGCCGCCGCCTCCGCCGCTTGCATTGATTGTGTAGGTGCCGCTGGCAACTGTTACGGTTGTGTTCGTTCCGGCAAGGACGGCGAGGGCGCCTGTGTTATTGATTGTGTTTGTGCCGCCCGTGGATGTAACGGCAGTTCCAGTGCCGGAAACTACGCTCGCAACAGGGCTTGTCGCGCTAAGCGTATTGCTTACAAGCGCCATGTTGCTGCCGATGAAAATAGTTCCCGTTGTGATCGCATTGGTTCCTGATTTCAATGCAAGCACGCCCGCGTTGTTGATCGTATAAGTTCCGCTTGTAGAAGTGACGGAAGTTCCCGTGCCGGAAACGATGTTTGCAACTGAACTTGTTGCGCTAATCGTATTACTTACAAGCACAAGATTGGGGCCGATAAAAATGGTTCCCGTTGTGATCGGATTGGTTCCTGATTCGAGCGCGAGCACGCCAGAATTGTTGATTGTATTCGTTCCTCCGGTCGTTGTGACGGCGATTCCTGTGCCGGAAAGGATGGATGTTACCGCGCTGCCGGTTAAAACGGGCAACGATCCAACGATAAGATTTCCGCCACTTGACGAAACTGCGATGGAACTTGACCCGGTGATTACGGTTGTGATTCCTGACAGTGTTCCGCTGTTCAGCGCACCGTAAAGTTGAAGGCTTGTGTTGGAACTGGAAATGATTGGCGTGCCGCTGCCGCTGAAAGTTAGAATCTGCCCGGTTGATCCTGAAACAAAGTTTTCGTGGAAATGCCCGTCCGTTCCCGTTGATTGAAGGTAAATCGAATTCGGCGGATTTGCGGCATGAATCGTTGCGCCGACAAGAAACACAAAGCTTAGAAACGCGAAAAGTCTTTTCATTTTCAGAAGGCAGCTAAGGCTACACGATGCCAAGTGTTCGCGGCAACACAAATATAATAAAAATCGAAGTCGTAAGCTTCCGCCCCGGCAACCCCGGCGCTTCCGCTGTTCGCTGGCGCAACTCCCCACGGCGAGCGAAACCCGGCTGGAATCGGTGTTGGAATCATCGTTCCCAAGTCGATCACGTTTTTGTAAACTGATACGTCCTCCCGGTACACGACATAAGGAAGCAATCCGGGGAATTGAACCAACAATTCCAGCGTCAACTCTATGGGATCGGTGTCCGCGTTCGCGAATGCGTCATACATTCCAAACGTGTTTAGGTTTAATGATCCTTGGACGCCCAGCGGGACGGACAGGCCGCTGACATCCACAA